GTTTCAGGCTCTTCAAAGATGGTTGCACGCGCTAAAAACCCATTAGTGGCATTCTCATAATCCATGATTGCGTTAAAGGTAACGGGCGTTGTGTAGCCTATCATTGACAAGAAAGGCTTTTCTATACCGTTTGATATGTTGTCTAGTGCGTGCATGACTTGTTCTAGTCTTTTCTTCACTGCTCCGGTTTTATCCTCGTTCTCGCTTATTTTCTTTTCGCATGCTGCCGCCTCGTTTTTAAGTTCTACTTTTAGCGCTTCCTTTACATCGCCACCTACTGGTAAAAATGCGTCGGCTTTACTGTATGCGCTCATAATAATACCGATTACGCCCTCTAGGTAGCTGGCGTTTCTACTGTGTATTATTTTACGAAGCACAATGCCAAGCTCATCTATTGAGTAGAAGGCAGCTTGATGGCGGGTAATGTTGCGGATGATTTCTTGCTCTGACTTAATAGCCCCGTGCATAGCGTCGATTAAACCAGCGGCACGTAAGCACGATGAAAAACATTGTTGTATATGCTCTTTACCTGTCGATGAGCCAGCGACGCAAAACGTCAATAAATTGGCTGTCATGCCGTCGCGTGCGTCAATGTATTTTAGCCCTGCAATGTTTCCAATGGCGGTAATTGCTGCGGCCACTGATAAAGACTCAAGCTTGTATCGTGATGATGCGTTGATCCAATCGCATATTTCACCTACCAAGCCGGGCGGTCTTTTTATATCAACAATTGGCGTGCTACCCGTGGCGAATTCTTGACACTCAAAAGTAATGGGCTGCGAATACCCGTTTTGCTCTGCGTAATGTATTAATGTGCCGAACTGCACAGGTGTTTGACACTTCCCGAAGCTGTGCCAATGGCGTTGTATTTTTTCAAAATCAGGATATGACGCGCCTTTTCTGCTCCAATCATCCCATATCGCTATACCGTCACCATTAAATGTATGGTGTAGAGCCATGCCGCAACGTATCCAAGTATCATAGTCGCAATCAGGCGATATGTGGCTTAGTATTTCAACCGCTTGTAATGCGGTTACGTCAATAGCGCCTAACTGAGTATGCGCCCTGTATGAGTCCGGTTTTTTTAGTATGTCTAGCAATGCTTGCGGCGCTTCGTCTACGTCGCTAGGGTCGCCATGCAACTCTTCATACTCTAAACCGCTTTTATGCAGTGAGCCAGCGCCAACAATATATCCGCTGCTTTTAAAATCTATACCTTTGTATTTCTCATGGTGCTGCATTAATGGCTTGCCGCTATGCTTGAAATAAATGTGCATAGAGCCGCCCCCGCTGCCCGTTTCAACTGCAAAGCCTGACTCACCAAGTAAATCTAAACCTGTGTCCTTGCAGAGCTGGCTAAACGACTCTACACCGCCATTTCTTGCGTCAACGTCAATAATTAAATATCCATCGACCAACACACCGAAGCCCGTTTTAAAATGATCTAGTTCTTCCATTGTTTCTAGCTGCTCGTCTGACCATTCAGGCGTGTGCTGCCAGTTTGATGCTATTGGATGCTTACCAGCGGCTTTACATTCTTTATCACCGCAAGAGCATTCGCCAGCTATTAATTTATGTAGGCCAAACACACGAAAACCCGCGTCTATATATCCGTATTGATTCATAAATTAAGCCTCTAAGTAGTTAGATAGCTTTACTATTGTGTCATAAGAAGGGTTTTTTATTTTGCCGCTTCTTATTGCGCTTATGAATGGTCGAGTTAATCCGCACCCTTGGGACACCTTTGTTAAATTCCTATCATCCAGTTTCTTTATAATTTGTTCTAGAGTTAACATTTTTTAGCCTTTTCGTTATTTAGTGTTGACAGTATCGTATAAGATGGGCTACATTGTCAACCGAAGAGTAGAAAAGAGGAGAAAATGTATGTCTATTCTAAACACGATTGGCAAACCTGCTGATCGCCCCGTCATTATGACAATATGCGGTGATTCTGGAATGGGTAAAACCACGCTAGCGTCAACGTTTCCGAAACCAATAGTTATTCGCGCCGAAGATGGGTTACAGTCAATTAAAGCTGATTGCAGGCCTGATGCGTTCCCTATGTTATCAACAGTGGATAACTTATGGGAGCAATTAACCGCTTTAGTAAAAGAAGAACATGATTACCAAACCGTAATTGTTGATTCTGTTACTGCATTGGAGCGTATGTTTATTCAGTATGTTATCGATAGCGACACAAAAAAGCCCCGTTCGATAAATCAAGCGTTAGGCGGTTATGGAGCTGGGCTTGCGGCTGTGTCAGCAATGCATCAACGAGTTAGAAAGGCTTGCGGTGTGTTAAACGAGCGCAGAGGTATGCACGTTGTATTTGTTGCTCATGCTGATGTTGAAACGCTTGAACTCCCAGACCAAGACCCATACAGCCGTTATTCTTTGCGGCTTGGTAAAAAGTCTGTAGCGCCTTATGTTGATGATTCTGACATTGTTGGATTTATTAAACTGCAAACTTTCACCACTGGCGACGGTGAGCGCAAAAAAGCAATATCTGACGGTTCGCGCTTGCTTGTTACTTACACCACTGCCGCAAACGTATCAAAAAACCGTTACGGCATCACCGAAGATTTATTAGTAGAAGAGGGTGTAAACCCTTTGATTGATTTAATCCCATCATTAAAAGAGAGTAAATAATTATGTCATTTTGGAACTTAAACGAAACAACAGAAGCATTACCACAAAACGGCGATTTCAACGCAGGCGGCGGAGATATTGAGTTAATCCCTAAAGATACTCAGGTGAAAGCAGCACCTGACGAAGCAAAATGGGACAGCAACCAAGAAGGAGATAGATATATTTCTCTGCGCTGGTCAGTGTTAGCGCCAGAAGAATACAAAAACCGTAAGGTATTCCAAAAACTTTGGGTGTTAGGTAACGATCCAAACGCAAAAGACCCAGCGAAAAAAGGCGACAAAGCCAAGCGCATGTTAGCAGCTATTGCTCATAATGCAGGTGGTGGATTACTAAAAGTCGAAGGCGAACCAACAGACCAAGACTTGCAGAAAAACCTACTAATGAAGCCTATGGCGTTGACATTACAGCAATGGGAAATGGGAGACGCAAAAGGTAATTGGGTTCAACAGGTTTCACCACTTGGCACTACTGCAAAGAAAAAAGAAGCGGCCGCGCCTAAAAGTGACGATGACATTGGGTTTTAATTAACGGAGACTGGCGCAGAAATGCGCCTTTTATTTGGTTATGTTTAAAAAACAATCATTATGGTTTCGAGGTTTAAAGTACGCAGAAGAAATTGGCGCAAGAGAAGCCGAACAACAATTAATGATGAATGAATTTGATGATTGTTGCCGAGATTTTGATGTTGGAGTTGCGGACTACATCAGGCACGCTAAAAATAATTTTGGAGCGATTAATGGAACAACGAAGCAGTGAATGGTTTACGGCAAGGCGCGGAAGAATAACAGGAAGCGCGGTAGGTGCAATACTTGGCTTATCGCCTTGGTCTAAACCAGAAGATGTAATGCGCAGAATGGTGCGAGAATACCACGGGCAACCAAGAGAGTTCAAAGGCAATGCCGCCACAGAGTGGGGTACAGCAATGGAAGAACATGCCATTGCAGATTTTGAGCTTGAGAAAGGCTATGATGTTTTACCAGCTCCATTTGTGCAATGGACTGAGGATTGGCTAGGTGCAAGCCCTGACGGGTATATCGGTGACAATGAATTGATTGAGTGCAAGTGCCCTTATGGTTTACGCAATCAATCGCCGCCTATGTTCAAGAGTATTGATGAGCAGCCTTATTATTACGCGCAAATTCAAATTCAATTGTTTGTGACTAATCGAGACGGGTGTTATTTTTTCCAATGGTCGCAACATGGCAATATGTGTGAGTACGTCACTTATGACCCGCACTGGATAGAAGAAAACCTACCGAAGTTACGCGATTTTTACGGACGTTATTTAACCGAGCGTGAGCCAGAAAACGCATGGCGATATATCGACGGTGGCGAGTTGGCTATGCGGTACAAAAAAGCCAAGGCTATGCTTGATGTTGCGAAAGATGAAATGGAAGAAGCAAGGCTCGCATTAATCGCATGCGGTGAGGGTAAAGTTGGTGATTTATCAGTAACTAAAGCAAGTAAAAAAGGCACAATAAGTTATCAAAAAGCTATTAGCGATTTATTGCCAGATGCAGACTTAGAGCCTTATCGCGGAAAAGACTCGGAGTATTGGCGTGTTACGTGACTACCAACAAACAGCACTAGACAAGGCCAAGGAATGGCTAAAAGTTTGCCTTGAGCCTAGT